ACGATTCATGTTGGAAGGGAGCTATGCTGTTAGCATCAAACTCACCTACTTCTAATTGTATGCCTGTAATAGACCAGTCATTAGCTGTGCTGTCTGATAGGTTTACATTGCCTACTGCTCTATCAGTATTACTTGTTGCACCCCAAGAAGTTTGTAAACTGCCTGATGTAAAATCACTACCAGCTCCAAGCCACCATAATAGTCTTAATGAATCACCATTGTCATTGTCAAAAGCACCTGTGGTATCACCAGCAAAACTTAATACTTTCTTCTCCCAAGTATTCGCACTTGATATAGTGTATGCTTGATTAATATTTCTAGCATTATCATTATCATCTATTTCCATAATGTAAGTGCCTGTCTTATTAGATTTAACCCAAAAAGATATAGTCATTTTTTCTGCATAACTTGTACCCTTTTTAAATACTTGTACATCTTGACCTTCTAATTTTGTAGAAAAAATTAAAAAATCTGCTGCTGCTGGACTTGCATCTGCGGTAGTGCAATCTAATCTGTACGAATTTACTAAACCAGTATCGTCAGGTGCAGAAGCAGTTTGAGCTATTGTATATACTCCTAAAGTATTATTATCTACTCTCATTCTATCAATACAATTAGGACCACTTAAATCTGCTGAATTTGTAACACTTGTAGCCCTTTGAGCTACTGCCATATCACCATTAATAATTAACGGTTTAGCACTTCTTCTATCTAAGACTGCTGTGTTATCTGATACTGTGCCATGTAATGTTAGTGCCATTGTTTACTCCTTTGGAAACTTGTCTTTGATTGCCTTGATTGCATTTGCCATGTCTGTAGGAAATACTCCTGCGTGATACAAAGCATCAAGCTGGTCGCCAATCGTTGGATACTCTTTTAATCTTTGCTCTTTATATTCGTTAGCATCTATCTCAGCTTGAACAGCATCTGCATCATAAGATACTTCATTACCATCTTTGTCGTAAGCTACATCACCACGAATAATAACAACATTACTATGTAATTTCATTATTGCATCATGTTCGTTCATTATTTTCATCCTGCAATCTCCAAAAGTTGAATTGTTGAATAAACTTGACCATCTCTTTGAAAGTTTACAGTAACCCCACCAACTTGAGCAGCCTGAACTTTATAAGTAGTAGCACTTGTTGTGCTTGGAGAATCTAAATAAGTAAATGTCTGTGCAGTACTTCTAGTTACTGCTGCGGAGTTATAACCGACTGGATATCCTAAATAAGGAGCTGCCACATCCCCTGTTACATTAGTGCTACCTCTTAACAAAATTAGACTTACAAAGCTACCAGCTACTGCACTTAAAAAAATACCGTTAATGTTGCATATTACTAATATTGAACTTGATGAACTTAATGGAGTAATTGCTGCTGTAAGGCCAATATCTGCCATAGTACCTGATGATGTTGTAAACAATGTTTTTGTTCTGCCTTGAACTACTTGAAGTACTGTTCCAGTAGCAAATACTCTTTTACCACTAGCCATTGTAATACCTGTGCTATTAGCTGTGGCAACAGTTGTACCATTATTTTGTATATCTACTTCACCACTAGTATCCGATATTAATTTTAAACCATCAGTTGTATCTGCATTAATTTTACATGTCATAATATCACCCATCTTTGTCCACTAGGAACGGTTACGGTTACACCACTTGCTATTGTCATAGGTCCTACACTCATAGCATTATATCCTGTAGGAAAAGTATAGTTAGCACTAACCGTTTCATTGTTTGCAATTATACCATTAGATGACTCTAATTCTCTAGCCGCTAAAGTCCCAGAGAGTGTAACATCTCCACTTGCGTCTAATATAGGAGTTTTACTAGCAGGTAACGTACAAAATACATTCTTTGTGCCCGCAGAAAAGTCAACCGCACTATCACTGTTAGAACTTGATATAACTGTAGTACGAGCAAGAGTTGAGCTATCAGCTGCTAAAGTACCTAGTCCTACTTCAAACTCTGCTTCTAATTGAATACAGTAGTATGTAGTATTACTATTGCCAATACCTGCAGCAAAAGTATCAAATCCAGATACAGCTCCACCTAAAGTGACTGTCCCTGTCCCTGTGGTTGTAGTAGTCTCTTTGACTCTGTCGTTTACAACAAGTGCCATTCAACACTCCTTCTAAGCTATACGTATAATTGCATTAGAGGCATCAGCTGTAGGGAATACAATAGTAAAGTCCCCCGCTGTAGATGTTTTATCACCACCAAAATCTAACACTGCAACTGCTTTGTCACTTTGTGTGTCGTTATAAATTAACGCACCACGAGCTGTAATTGTAGCTGTAGAAAATGTTAAATCATTAAAATCTAAAAACGCTGTAGTTCCAGATGATGTAGGAGCTACCACTGTAAGTGCTGCACCTGTTGCTGTATATCCTGTTCCTGAAACTTCGTTAGAAGCTGTATATGCTGTTGTTGTAGCATCTAAAGTTGCTGATGAAGTATATAATGCTAATTTAAAACTATCAGCAGATGTGTCACCACGAGCTACTGTTGTACTAAATGCATGAATACCATTCAACAACTCAACTTTAAATGAAGTACACATTGCTTGAGAAATTGCCATTTTATATCTCCAAAAGTTTAGTTAATTCTGAATGCCCTGCCTTATGCAGTTTATTCGCTATAGTTGTATGATTAGACTTTATAGCCTGTTTCATATAAAACACTAGAACTTGTCTAATGCTATCTTTGTAAGCCAAAGCCTGCTCCTTTAATAAAGGATTAGCCTCATCACCTACATAAATTATTTTAGCAAGACACAATTCTGCTACTTGCTCAGGTGTCATCCCTCCGTTTGATGTAGTAATTACATCATAGTCAACACCTTGTAATAGTTCTGCTTTATTGTCCATTTCTTACGGGTATCCTCTCTTGTCCACTTCTATAAGCATCACGTCTATTTTTACCATCACCTAAGTTTTTCAATAACTGCATAACTTCACTATACCTTGCTGTGTATTGAGTTACTGTATCTGGGTCTTCTTTCATAAACGCAGCTGCTTCCAGTAATGCACCATAAAACAATGCAGTATCAAAGTTGTCCCCCAACCAAGTATTACCAGCAGTAACAATGCTTTCTGGATAATAGTAATAATGTAACTCAGCACTGTAATTATCATCAGGTGTTGGTCCCAATATCATTGTATTATCGTCAAATATACCATAATATTCAGGTTTTCCATAGAACCCTGAATCAGTATCAGGGAACGACTCTCTCACAAAGTTAACATCTTTATTCAAAAGATAAGTGTATTCATTATTAGTGTCTATTACCGCAATACTAAACGTAGATAACCAATCACTAGGTAAAGAAAAATATTTATTACCTGATGACATTGTACCCGTTACGTTCTTACGTAAATCAGGCAACTGCACAGTATTGTGTATGCGTTGTTCAGCATTTTGAATAAAAGTATTAACATCAGTCGTACTATAGTCATTCTCTGTGTACGATTTAATTGCTGCTACTAACTCGGTATAAGTCATTATGCCATTGGTCCTCTAGCTTTAGTTCCTTTTGTAGCTGCTCCATTACCACGAGTAACCACACCCTCAGTCTTTACATCCTTCTCAGGATAACCACCTGTATTAGGTGTAGCAACATTTTCAGGTTGCTTGTAAGTTACCTTAGCTCCTTTTCTATCTTTGTTCATCATTTACTCCTAAGTTGTTGTAATAGTTACTGACCCTATTTGGCCATTACTTTCTAAATTATCTACTAATCCCTCTAATTGTAAAGGATTATTGAGTCCTACTGGGTCAAACCCATATTGATAATTCCTTTGTTCTTCTAAGTTTTTATCAGGTCTTGGGTCTCGTACTGCTTGAGGGTCATCTACAGGATACATACCTTGCATGTTCTGTGGATGGTCTGGTTCCCAACACTCCTTACAAACTTTTATATTGGTTTCTGTGGTTCTTATAAATAAATCTTTTAGTTCCTTTAACTTATATTGAAAGCCACATCTGTCGCACTCGGCAATGGTATGTTTTGCTGAAGCGTACTTACTACTCATTTATTTCCTCTTTTTAACAGTTTTTTTCTTAGGTTTAGTATGACCATAACCTTTTTTCTTTAACTCTAAGTGTTTAGCCATAGTAGGAGCTTTTACAGCTTTACCAGTCTTTTTGTCATACATCATATGAGATTTAAAAGTTTTTTTAACAGCTTTCTTTTTGACGTTGCCACCTTTTTTCATAAAACCCATTTTGTTACGAACTTCTTCTGGTAACTTACCTAAACTTTTCTTTTTATTTGCTGGTACGGCTTTCATCTTCTCTCCTATATGTGTTGTCTACGTGGAGCAATTCTGAGTGTGGCCTTATCTCTATCTTCACTTGAAGCTAACGCCCACTGCTCTTCGTACTCTTGTTTTAAAAACTGAGTTCTATCACCTGCTTGAGGTATCTTTAAGCTTAAATAAAACGCAAGTCCCGCAACTAAACAAGGTAAAAACCTAAATGGTATATCTTGTGTATTTACTCCTGTACCTGCATCATCAATTCTTTTGAGTGCCCAATAAACAAATGTATAACTATCGTCTTCTGGAGCTGGCCATACATTTATATTCGGTTGTGTTGCTTGTCTGTTTATCCATACCTGAACGGGTCTACCTGTTGCATTCTTATTAGGTATTGTTCCGTAAGTAGGAGCTGATATTCTATTGATGTTAATATCTTGTTGGTTAGTACCTGTACCTGTCCTAATAACTTGCTCAATCAAGTCAATCGTATCAGTAGGTAAGTTATAGGTAATAGTTCCTTCAGTAAGAGATAAGCTACCCTCTTCGATAGTCCAAAGATTAACACCTCGATTAGCCCACTCTGCAGTAAGTAAGTTTAGACTTCTACGAGCAGTACGTAAGTCATACCCTGTACGCATCTCAGCACCACATCTTTCAAATGCTTCTTCTACAAGGTTGTTTAAATCTAAGTTAAACGCTGTTGTTCCTGATGTTGCCATTATACTATCCTTCCTCTTGTTCTACCACGTTTAGCAATTCCATCACCACGATGAGCTTTTACTACACCACCTTTTTTCATACCTCTTTTAGCTGCGTTATCAATTCTCAAGCTACCATCTTTTTTAAATTTATCCTTAGTAGATGGTCTACTAGTTGTAGTAAATGGTTTTTTATTTGTAACAGCTTTTTCAAGTTTACGGTCTGCAGCATATTGTCTAGTATCCTTAAGATTTTTTTGGGATTTAATACCTTTCGCCTTTCTTTCAGCCTCTCTTTTATCTTTTGCTTGTTTTTTTATAGTCTTCTTTGAAGACTTCTTAGCAAGTTCTTTAGCTACTTGTTTACCTACTTCCATACCTGCTTTTGTCAATATTTGCATTATGTTTTCCTCTTCTTCCTTCTAAGTGCTGATACTCTACGTGGCTTACCAGCTGGTTGCCCAAGTCTTTTCTTTTGAGCAATACGTTTCTTCTTTTGAGCTGCCGTCATTTCTCCTGATGTCTTAGGAGTCTTGCTCGACACTCGCTTAGTAGGTCTGCAGTAAGGTGTACCACGTTTATCACCTTTCTTACGACCACAGGCTTTGCCTGTCTTTACATCCTTCCAGTCTTCCTTAAACCATCGCTTTAATGCAAGACCTTTTTTCGTCTTACG